GTCTGCCGGCAACGCCTACACCCTCACCGCCTCGTGCTCGGTCGCTACGCTTTCGGGCGCGACGCTCGCCGCCGGCGTTCCCTCCTCGGTTTCCTATGCGGCGGCGCCGACCGCCGTCGGGTCGATCGCGCTCTCTGGCCAGCCGACGGCCGAGGACACGATCACGATCGACGGCACCGAGGTCGAATTCGTTACCACCTCATCGCCGGCCGCAGGCGAGGTCACGATTGGCACCGATCTGCCGACGACACTCGCCAGTCTTCTGGCCTATCTCAACGCATCGACCGATACCAATCTGGTCAAGATGACCTATTCGGTCACCGGCTCGACGCTCTATATCGTCTCGAAACTGACCGGCACGGCCGGCAACGCCTATACCCTCGCGCTCTCCTGTTCGGTCGCGACCAAATCCGGAACCAATCTGGTCGGCGGATCCGGCGTCAACGTCTCGGCGCTGCTCGGGCTCACCGCGGCGACCTATGCGCTCGCCCCGGTGCCCGGCGTCGATGCCGAATCCTATGAGGCATGCGGTGCGCTCCTCGCCGATATGTCGTCGCAATGGTACGGCCTGGCCGCCGCCTGCGCGACGCCGCCCGCGGTCAGCGATCATGTGGCGATGGCCGCCCTGATCGAGGCGCAGGGCATGAGCCGCATTCACGGCATCACCAGCAACGATTCGACCATTCTCGATCCGGCCACGTCCTCGGATATCGCCAGCCAATTGCAGGCGCTGGGCCTACATCGCACCTTCACGCAATATTCGAGCTCCAATCCCTATGCGGGCATCTCGATCTTTGGGCGGGCGTTCACCGTCGACTTCAACGGATCGAACACCACGATCACGCTGAAATTCAAGCAGGAACCCGGCGTCGCTTCGGAAGCTTTGACCGAGACCCAGGCCGCCGCGGCAAAATCCAAGAACTGCAATATCTTCGTCTTGATGCAGAACGGCCAGTCGATCATCAAGGAAGGCACGATGGCGAATGGCTACTTCTTCGACGAAGTGCATGGCACCGATTGGCTCCAGAACGAGATTCAGACCGATCTCTGGAACCTGCTCGATCAGAGCCCGACCAAAATACCACAGACCGACGCCGGCACGCACCAACTCGTCAATTGCATCCAGAGTTCGATGGTCCATTCCGTGACCAACGGCCTCGTTGCGCCGGGCGTCTGGAATGCGCCGGGATTTGGTCAGCTTGCCCAGGGCGACACCCTCCCACTCGGTTACTATGTGTACGCCCCACCGGTCGCTTCGCAATCGCAGGCCGATCGCGAGGCGCGCAAGTCGGTATCGATCCAGGTGGCGGCAAAATTGGCCGGCGCGATCCATTTTGTCGGCGTGCAATGTCAAATCAACCGATGATCGCAACCGCTTAACGCTAGCCGGCTTGCGTTAACTCCTTTTCATCATCCCCCTTCCAAACATGAGGCGCCGTCATGGGCCATGCCTATTCCTTCAGTGACACCCAAGCTGCAATCAGCGGCCTCGGCGGTTCCTTTTCGATCGGGGCCGGCGAGGGCATCGGCGAAGAGGGCATTTCGTTTGCCTTCGCCGACGACAAAGATACGATGACGATGGGCGCGGACGGCACCGGCATGCACTCGCTGCATGCTTCGCGCGCCGGCACCGTGACCATTCGCGTGCTGAAAACCAGCCAGCTCAACAAGCAATTGTCGGATCTCTATGCCTATCAGGCGACGAGTTCGGCCAATTGGGGCCAGAACATCATCACCTGCAACAATGTCGTCAACGGCGATGCCTGGACTTGCGAATCCTGCGCCTTCCGCAAGTATCCCGATGTCAAATATTCGAAGGACGGCGACATTCTGGAGTGGTCCTTCAACTCGACCCGTATGAATGGTATGCTCGGCAACGGCCAACCCGCACTTTGAAGGTGATCCGTGGCTGAATTTACCGTCGGTGCGTTCAACTACAAATCGAAGCGGCTTTCGGGCCTCGATCAATTCGACGTGCTGCGCGTCATGCTGCCGGTCTTTGCGACATTCGGCGAAGCGGGCCGGGCGAAAGAGGGCGGCGGCGACGTCATTTCCGCCGCTATGCCGATCGCCAAGGCCATCGCCGGCATGTCACGCGACGACTCGCGCTTCGTGCTCCAATCCTGCCTTGCTACGGTGCAGCGCGAGCAGCCGGGCGGCACCGGATGGGCGCCGATCTGGAACGTCCCAGCAAACGCGCCGATGTTCTCCGATATCGACGACATGGCGATCATGCTACAAATCGCCGTGCAGGTATTGCAGGATAATTTCGCGCGTTTTTTTCCCGCAGCCCTGCTCGCATCGTCCGGCGGGGCGACCCCTTAAACTTCGAGCCCGTCCGCTTGCCCAACGACAAGGACTGGCTGATGCGCCCGGTGCTGCGGCATCTGTGCCGCTACGAAAGCCTGAAAGACGGAACGCTCGATCTCTACGATATTGCCGAGATGAATGACGCGCTCGATGTCGAGGATGAGAATCAAAGCCGGGCTACCGAGGCTGCCAAAAGGAAGAACTGATGTCGTCTGACGTTCTTCGCGAGTTCTTGGTCGGTATCGGCTACAGAATTGATAGTTCCTCGGAACGCAAGTTCACCGAGAGCGTCGATAAGGCGACGAAGCTCGTCGTCACGCTCGGGGCGGCGCTCGAAACAGCCGCATTGGCGCTGACTGCCTCGGTGGCGAAGATCGCCCAGGGCATGGAGCGGCTTTATTACGAGAGCCAGCGCACCAACGCCTCGGTCGCCAACATCAAAGCATTCACCTTCGCCGCCTCGGAGATGGGATCGAGCGTCGAAGAGGCCAACACATCGCTGGAGAATTTCGGCAAGGCGCTGCGCACTAATCCGGGTTACTCTGGGCTGCTGCAAAGCCTCGGTGTAAAGACCCGCGACGCCGCCGGAAACGCGCGCGATTCGGCCGAGATGATGGTCGATCTCGGCAAGAATTTGGCAGCCAAGCCCTATTACGTCGCCAAGCAATATGCCGATCAGTTTGGCATCGACGAAAATACGTTGCGCGCGCTCGAACGGTTTTCTGAATATCAGGATCGCATGGCGGCGAACCGCGCCAAGATGGGCGCGATGGGGTTCTTCCCCGACGCGGACGCGAAGAACGCCAAAGATTCCATGAATTCCCTGCGTGAGATTTACAACACGCTGGAGATGATCGTTCAATCGGCGGCCGCCAAATTCTTCAAGGACTCCGGCACCAATCTTACCGACCTCAATAATTACCTGATCGCCCACGGCAAGGAGATTGCCGCGACACTCGAAGCGATTGCGCGGGCAATTCTCGAAGTCGCGACGCAATTGCTGGCATGGCTCGCCAATCCGGTGATCAAGGACTATCTCGATCGGTTCACCAAATGGCTGGCCGAAGACAAGAACGCCATGAACGATCTGAAGATTGCGGCGGAAGCTTTCTTCGCGGTGTGGGTTGGCGCTAAATTTCTCGGTATGATGTCTTCGATTGCGCTGTTGCGCGCCGCGCTTGGCGGTGGAGGCGCGGGCGCTGCGGCCGGATTGCTAGGGGTATTGGGCGCAATCGGGGCCGCTGGCTTGTTGGCGACTTCTTTGCTTTGGGGAGAAGGGCACGGGCAAGGAGCGGTAACAAAAGAGGCTGCGGATGCGCAAAGAAGGGCGAACGGCGGAAATCAGCCGTTGCCGACGCCGGATACGCGCAATTTGTGGCAGCGCTTTGCTCCAAAGATCTTAGGGGGGCAGGATAAGCCGTCGCCCTATGGCGACCTTTCCGGAAATCGCCTTGGTGCCGCGGGGAGCCAAAGCGCGGGCGGCGCGAGCCTGACCGACCTCATCGCCAACGAAGCGCGGGCGGCCGGGATCGATCCTCGCATCATGGAAGGCATCAGGGCCGGGGAATCCGGCCACGGTAGCCGCTATGATGTCAAAGACGATGCGATCGAATCCTCGTGGGGGCCATACCAATTGAACCGCCGCCGCGGGCTCGGCGCGACCTTTGAGAAAGAAACCGGGCTCGATGTTCGAGACCCGTCTACCATCCCGGCGCAAACGCGCTGGGTAGCCCAATACATCGCCAAGGGCGGCAGCCTCGGCGCATGGATGGGCTATCACGGCCCGCGCAACGCGGACCCGCGATGGGGCAATTCCGGCTATGTGCCGCCGGAGACCAAAGTTGCTGCGGATACGCCCGCTGCGCCCTCGGCCGGCGACAAAATGGCGGCTGGGCTGAAAAGCATTGGCAACGCTGTCATCGGCCACGCGCAGGCGGCCACCGACGCCATCGCCAAGAGCCCGTTCGGCGATCTCTCCGGCAACCGGCTCGGGGGCAATCTGCCCGCCTTCGCCACCCAGCCGCTCGGCTCACCGCTGAACAATTCCTGGCAGCAATCCTCGACCAATATCAGCGCCCCGCAGACGGTCAACATTAACGCCACGTTAAGCGGCGAGCCCAATGACAACGCCTTGGCAATGGGCCGCATTCAGCACCGAGCCAATGCCGATCTCGTCCGCAACTTGCAGAACATCGGCCCATGACGATCCTCAACCTGATCGGTGATCTTGCCGCGCCCTATGCGCTGATCACCCAGTCGGGGCGCGCGATCGGCATGATCATCCCCGAAGTCGTCATTGAGGAAATCCATCACGACCAGACGCGGATCACCGATCATCCGGTCGAGACCGGCGCGGCGATCTCCGATCACGCTTTCAATATGCCGCCTGAAGTCGAGATGCGCTGCGGCTTCTCCAATTCGACGGCCGGTGCAGAAGGCTACGTGCAGTCGGTCTATCAGGAGTTTCTGGCGCTCAAGGCCACCCGGCAACCGTTCGACGTATCGACCGGCAAGCGCCAATATCAGAACATGTTGATTTCATCGCTCGTGGTCACAACCGACGAGACGAGCGAATTCGCGCTAAACATCGTCGTCGGGTTGCGCTATATCATCATCACCAACACGACGCAGACGGCCGGGGCGGCACAAAGCGCGCAAGCCTCGCCGCAGCAGACCGCGGCGGCGGTCAATACCGGGATACAGAGTGCCCAATTGTCGCCGGCAAATCCTGGACTTGAGGCTTATAATTCGTCGTTTTTCAGTGGGTCGGCGCCGCTGTCGAATTTTGGTTCGATCCCCGGTTCGGTGCCGATCATCCCGCCAACTTTTCAATAGCCAGCTTAGCGCACAATCGTGCCGTTCTTTCCACTGTATGGCAAGATACAACCCCCTTGTGAGCTAACCGTGAAGCGCACCGTCAACTTCGAGCCCTTGTCGAGATCGTCGAACCCGTCTTGACTCGCCATCGTCACGTCCAGGTCGTAGGTCAGCGTACCATGCAATAGCTTGATAAGAATCCGGTCGCCCTTGATATCGGACACCGCGCCGCTGGCCGTCATTTCGCGATTCAAGTAGTTAGCATTGAATATTTGTTCCTTCTTGGAGTCGGTATGGTTCGAGCCGCAGCCTGTGTCGCCAACCATCTGTGAGAAGCTGCCAGCCGCTTGGTCTGCATAGGCAACTGAGGAAATCATTGCGGCAACAAAGCCCGTAATCATCAACTTGTTCACTGTCAGCTCCGTTCGCTTGTTGATTATACTTAAAAATCGCTCATGCCACCCATCCGTCATCGTCCTGCAATGATCATCTCAACCCCCTTGGTGAATTGTGGCCGTCTATAAAATCCCACTCCAGGCCGCGCCGCAACAGTTTACAATGACGCTCGGCGATGGCAACAAATACGACTTACGCCTGATCTACCGCGATGCGGCGGACGGGCTCAGCCAGGATGCCGGCTGGACCCTGGACATTTCCGATGCCTTCGACGGCCCGCTGATCATGGGCGTCCCGATGATTACCGGCGCCGATCTGCTCGCCCAATACGCCTATATCGGCATTCCCGGCAAGCTCTGGATCGGCACCGACGGTGATCCAGCCGCCCCGCCGACCTTCGACGATCTCGGAACGACCTCCAATCTCTATTACGAGCTCTGAATGGCCGAGCAATGGATTAGGCAGGTCGGCCTGCAGGTGCAGGACGCCGGCGGCACGTTCGACCTGTCCGAGATGCGGATTCGCTTCGACGTGAAGCAGCGCACGATCCAGACGCCGAATTCGGCCGTGATCCGGGTCTATAATCTCTCCAAGGACACGGTAGCGAAGATCCAGAAGATCGGCGAATTCGCGCCGGTCCAGCTTTCCGCCGGCTACGTCTCGAACTGCGGCGTGATCTTCCGCGGCACGGTGAAACAGATCAACTCCGGCCGTGAGACGCCGGTCGACACGTTCGTCGATATCTTTGCGGCCGAGGGCGACGAAGCCTATAATTGGGCATTCGCCAACAAGACGCTGGCCGCCGGATCGACCGCGCTCGATCACGTCAACGTCATGGCCGATACCATGAAGCCGTTCGGCATCAAGCTCGGCTATGTCCCGACCGCTCTGTTGACACAGATCAAATATCCGCGCGCCGTCTCGTTCTTCGGCATGGCCAAGGACTATCTGAGGATTATCGGTTCGACGATCGGCTGCCAATGGTCGATCCAGGAGGGCGAGCTCACCATTGTCGAGAAGGGCAAGAATTTCGGCGGCGCCGTTCTCCTGAATTCCGATACCGGCCTGATCGGCAGGCCGATCCAAACCGCCGACGCGATCTATGCCCGCTGCCTGATCAACCCGCAAATAAAGCTGTTTTCGCAGGTCAAGATCAACCAGGCCGATATCAACAAAGCTGCCTATGACCTGTCCTATACCGGCGCTGTGGCGAATGCGACGCTGCCGAGCCTTGCGGCGGACGGCATCTATACGGTGTGGGTCATCGAGAAGATCGGCGATACCCATGCGCAGCCTTGGTATTTCGACATGATGCTGCTCAAGGCCGGTGCCGCGCCGCCTCCGGGCAGTAGCCTGCTCAATCAACCCGACACGCCGTATATCCCGCAGGAAAGCTAAATGGACCTCCGCGAATATTGGGACGAGCGCGAGGAACCGATGCGCACCGCGCTCGATGGCTTGCGCAAGAGCCTACTGACTGCGATGCCTGTGATCGTCGCGGAAGACAGCGACGGCCATACCGTCAACCTGACGGTCGCCATCAAGGGGCGCCAGTTCGATAAGAAGGGCAAGCTCACGCACGTAGAATTCCCGATGCTGCAGGACGTGCCGATACACTTTCCACAAGGTGGCGGAGTTGTTTCGACGTATGCGATAAAAAAAGGAGACGAGGGGACTGTCGTCTTTGCCGCGCGCCATATCGACGCTTGGCATCAATCCGGTGGCGTGCAGCAGTCGATCGACACGCGGCTGCATTCGCTGTCAGACGCATTCTACATTCACGGCGTTCGCTCGAATCCGCGCAAAATCAAAAACAATTCAACGGTTTCCTCGCAGCACCGCAGCGACGACAAAGGAACACAGGTTCTTGATATTCACCCCAAAAATGGGATGAAGGTAAAGAACGTCGATCCGTCCGACGATTCAAAAAATCCGTTCCTGGATGCAAAGAAATTCTTCGAAGCAGTCCTTCACCCTAGTGCCGGACACTCGCTGAACGCCGTTGATGGCGCCGCTCGTCATATAGCCGGCGTGCTCCACGACGAAGGCGCTTTTCTGAAGGCGCTTGACGGCTTGCACAAGGTTCTTGCGCACCCGCAGCTCGGCGCGCTTCTAAGCGCGGCAAATGGCGAGCATATCGTTCATGCGCACCCAGACATTGGCGTGCTCATTTCGTCGGCCAAAAAGATTGCACTGTCGGCGCCGCAGATCAGCCTTCCAAGCGGCAGCATTGGAGGCGGTGCAATGGCGGAAGGATCAGTTGGAGCCGTTGCACTTTCGAACGGAGCGGCTGCACAGAATACCGGCGAGCTTGGTGGAGACCTTAGCGGAACGCTCCCGGACCCTATCGTGGTCGGATGCATGCATATCAAGAATGCAGATCAGCTTGGCAAATATGCAAATGACGCGGCCGCGATGGCAGGCGGCGTCTCTATCGGCCAGTTATATATCAACACGACTTATACGAATTGCTTGGCAGTGAGGCTGGCGTGAGATACCGAAAACTCTCCGCCAATCAGGACATGCAGTTCGGCCATTCGCAGGCCGATTTCTGGCGCGACGTGCCCGATGCGCCGGCTCAGGCCGTCCTGACCCGGCTCAATCTGTGGAAGGGCGAGTGGTTTCTGGACACGTCGGACGGGACGCCATGGCAGACGCAAGTGCTCGGTAATCGCACCAATGCGGTGCGCGACCCGGTGCTGCAATCGCGCCTGCTCGGCACGACGGGGATCACCGAACTCGTTTCCTATGCGAGCCAGGTCAACCGCGACACCCGCGGCTTTGCCGTCCAGGCGACGCTGAATACCCGTTACGGCGGCATTGCGATCAGCCTGCCGGTGACGCTCGCCGCGAGCGTGCCGGTACGCACGCCCTATCTTTTTCCGCTCACGACACAGGGCGGCGATCAACTCACGACGCAGGCCGGCGACGCCTTGGAGGGGCAACGATGAAACGCATCGCCATCATCGTCGCGCTGTTCTTTGCGGTTGCGCTTCCCGCCTATGCGCAGCCAAAGAAATTCACCGATCTGCCGGCGGCAAGCACACTGGCCGGGACCGAGGTGCTGCCGCTCGACCAGCCCAACGGGTCCGGCGGCTACACGACCTCGCAGGCACTGCTTTCGGCCATCCTGAAGGCCATCCAGTCACCGACTGTCTCGCAAAAAGGCGGTGTATTCTCAGCCGCCGCGACGACCAACCAATTCATGACCGGGGTCGATACCAACGGCAACGCGGTCAAGGCGCAGCCGGCGTTCTCGAACCTTTCTGGCGCCCCATCATCGACGCAGGCCAGCGGCGGCCTCGATGCGATCGCGTCGACGCGCGGCGCGGTCCTCTATCGTGGATCGTCCGCATGGGCAGTTCTGGCGCCCGGCACCAGCGGCTATGTGCTGAAGAGCGCGGGGGCCGGGGCCGATCCGGTATGGGGTGCGGCTGGCGGCACCGGCACAGTGACGAGCGCCACGATCGCCGTTCCCGCCGGTATGGGCGGCGGCTGCACGATTACCAGTTCCGGCACATGCACGCTCACATGGTCGGGCCAGATCCCCTATACGTCGATGCCAGCGCTGACCGGCGACGTCACGACCTCGGCCGGCGCGGTTGCCACGACGATCGCCAATGGTGCCGTTACCAGCGCCAAGATGGCGTCCGGTGCAGCCGTGGCCAATATCGGGTTCACCCCGCTGAATCCGGCCGACAACCTATCGGACGTGCCGAGCAAATCGTCGGCGCGCACCAATCTCGAATTGGGTAGCGCGGCCACCCAATCGACCGGCACCAGCGGCGCGACCGTCCCGCTGCTCAATGGCAACAATGTCCAATCCGGCAAGCAGACCTGGACCGGCGCGCTCAACGTGCCGACGCGGGCCATCACCGCTTCTGGCGCAATCACGGTCTCCAATACGACCGATTATCTGATCTGCGTCAACAAAACGACTGGTGCTGCAACCGCCGTCAATCTGCCTGGATCGCCAGCGACCGGCGACACCTATCTGATCAAGGATTGCAAGGGCGACGCGGCAACGAACAACATTACGGTGACGCCGGCCAGCGGCACGATCGACGGCGCCAG